GAAGCCGGGTTCGATATCTCCGAGGTTCAAAACCCTATTCAAGGGGTTCAATCAAAGGTCTTGGTTGATGCGACTTCGACCAGAAAACCTGGACCAACAATCCTGGTTCCTCCGGGGATGGGCGACATCTATTGGATCTGGGTGAAAATCGCAAAATGGGCGAAGGAAAACATCCCGCGCGTGTATGTTTGGAATTTCGATAAGCGCCCAAGGTCGGAAGAATACGTTCGGCGGATTCCGTGTTTTGAATTTGGTGGGCATTACAATGGATCACATAAGGACTTCCCTCAATTCGACGAGGGTTATCACAGGGACGGAACATGGTGGAAGGACAAACTCGGTTTTGATTACATCGTTATGTACAACGGAACCCTTCGCCAAGGCAAGAGGATGGAGGACGTTGATCATCAACATCCTTGCGACTGGGACGTTGAACTATTCGAATCTCTCGAAGAAAAGAGGGCCACGCGGGATTACAAACAAAAATATGGCCGTTATGTTGTCGCCTATTTCTCCAACTTTGTGATGTTTAAGAGTTGGCAAAAGGAATGGTCGAATAACGTGGTAGCTGATATAGTCCGCTCAATCTCGAAACGACTAAACGCAAAGGTTGTTTTGATCGGGTGCGATTGGGACAAAGACGTGCCTCGCGCCGTTCACGAAATGACCAAAGACGTTTCAATCAATCTTTGTGGACAGACAGACACGGCCCATATGCTTGCGCTATTGCGCGGGAGCGTGGGCTGTTTTGGTTATTGTGGTGGAAACACGATCCAGGCGGCGGGAATGGGGATACCGACGGCAATTGTCTGGAACCATTACTTCCCGGCGACGAAGTTTTATGAAACTTGTGTTTCCCCAAAGGCTAAATACGCCCTCTGTGTTCAACGGGATATGACACCAACGGAGTGCGTCGATAAATTCCTGGCTCTGTACAAGAAGGACAAAAATGAATAACGTCATCCTCCTTAAATCGGGAACCAAGTACACGGCGAACCAAGTCAATCGGCTTGCGGATGAATTAGCAAAGCAAAATATCAATCCCGTTTGTTACACGGATGATCCGGAAGGGGTTCTGTGCAACACTCGTGATCTTCCGACCGATGAATATCCCGATGTGACGGGGTGGTGGTGGAAGCTGTGGTTGTTCGCCCACAATCCGGGGGATCTTTACCTTGACCTTGATGTTTTGATTGTCGGGGAGATTAAACCCCTGCTTGATCTTCCGACCGAATGGACCGCGATCAAAGACCCATGGCAAGAAGGGATGTACAACACGAGCGCCGTTAAGATCGGAAACGGTGGATTTGGTTTGCTGTGGGATCGGTTTCTTGAGGACCGACCGGATAAGGGAAAGCTGGCCCGATACGGTGATCAGGCCTATTTCACTTCACAACTGAGCGAGATGGGGTTGGTAAAGTCGTTTGACCCCTCGTTTCTGTTGAGTTACAAGAATGATATTCTACATGGCAATTTTGACAAGAATTGTCGTGTCGTTTATTTCCACGGTAAGCCGAAACCGTGGGATATTAATGAGATGGAAATCCTTATGAGGTTTTTATCATGAAAATTTTGGTAAGCGGTGGAATTCAACGGCCAACCCCTCAGTGGCAAAACATCCTTCGGCTGTGGAATATCTTGAGGCTTCGATGGCCGGACGTTTCCGTTCTGACTGATTCGAAAAACAAGATGACCCCGGAGGAATGGCAACGGGCCATTGCTGGAGAACCCGGCGATGAGATGGAAATCGTAAAGGCCGCGAAGGAAGGCGACTTTGGAATGGTCGTCGGCTTCGAGCTGTGCAAACGGGCGACCGATCAGCTTGAGGCGTCGGGGATCGATTGGATTGATTTGATAATTCATCCGGTACGCTACGGCCCCGACTTGTTATTTGGTGTCAGGACGAATCGAAGGGAGTTGCCGTTTAATACGGTTTCCGTGCGCCAATGGGAGCACACCTTTCGCTGTTGGGCGCTATTGGAAAAGGCGCGGCACGCTCGAAACCTTCAACAGGCAGACAATTTCGCGGTCATCATTGGACAGGTCCCAGGGGACAAGAGTTGTATCGGCGTCGATTTCCGAGAAATTGCTATTAAACTTGATGAGGAATTCAAGAAGATTACGCCGATGGTATTCTTCAAACATCACCCAAACGCAGATTTTCAAGACCTTCCCGTTTCGGCAATTGAGAATAACACCTATGAATTGTTGTCCCATCCGAATTGTGTCAAGGTGGGCGGTTGGAATTCGTCGGTATTGTACGAGGCCCAGTTCTTCGATGTGCCGGTGCAACAACTTGGGCCGTCATGGTGGGAAGGCTTTGTTCCCATTACCCTTTCTCAACTGGTGGGGTATAATCTACCCGATGGAGCCTTGCGCCGGATCGTTCAAGACGCCTGGGGCTATAGGAGTTAACGAATGGGATTTATCAATTGGTTTAAGGGGATGATGAAAGACTCGATCACATATGCCCCCCTTTCGAGCCGGGATGCCTATGGGAAGCCGACCTATGGGACTGCCGTAACCTATTCGGCACGAGTGACGAATAAGAAAAACAAAGTCACTCGAAAAGACGGCCAAGAAGTTGTTTCCAATACGATGATTCGGCTTTACAGCAACGTTGCCACCCTGACCGTAGAGGGAAAGGTTACGATGGCAGACGGGACGACCCCGACCGTTCTTGCCATTGACCACTTCCCCGATGAAACCGGACCTTGTACAACCGTCATTTATGTTTAAGATTACCAGCCGGTGGACCGGGGTTGAAGAATTCATCGCAAAAGTGGAAAAACGAATCCCCGAAGCGCAACAAAAGCTTCGTCAATTCGTTTATGAGGATGCCAATAATATTATGACCGAGGCGAAACAAGGGGTTCCGGTTGACACCGGTACTTTGAAGTCCTCGGGGTTTGTTCCATTGCCGACCGAAACGGAGAGCGGAGGGGTCAAGATCGAGATCGGATTCGGAGGCCCCGCAGGAACGGGCAACATGAGTGGGGATACGAACTCTACCCCTGCGGGATATGCCACCTATGTCCATGAGGATCTACAGGCCCATCACACGGTCGGCCATGCAAAATTCCTCGAAATCCCGTTCCGAAAATACGCTCAAACGTTTGTTTCCAGGCTTCAAACGTTCTTATCTCGCTGATTTTTGTGATTCCGAATCAGCATTTCGATTTGCGAAATACATAATGCCGGGTCTTTTGTCGGTCCGGAGAATTTTTCCAAAAGACACGCTCCGATAAATCCCGAAACGCTTTCGTACCCAGCCTTTTGGGCGTGCCGGACCAACCGGTCCATCGTGACTCCGTCCGGTAGGGTGATAATTAATCGATGGTTCATTTTGTCCTCACAATCGTGTCGGAGTACGAGTCTCCGTTCGGGTGGGAGTCGGAATAAGCCTGGTCCTGGTAGACCTCGTAATTTTTGCCCTCCGAGTCGTCATACGGAGTGGAGAGGATGGCGTTTTTCCATCCCCGGACCTGTTTGATTTTTTTGAACGCATACTCGACAGACCCGTAGTCGGTATTGTCGTTCAGGCTTCCGTCCTGCCACATGATTTTTACCATTTTGGGACCTCCGGCCTCCTGCCGGTCTCCCGGCCTCTGGAGGGGTTGCTCGCTTCCTATGAACATCAATATATATCAGTTCCGATATACAGTCAATAAATATTTAAAAAAGCGACACAATAAAATACAATAAATTCCATCGTTTTGCCCTATTTTTCCCTATACATTTTGACAAAACTCTATAGTATAATTGCTTAAACCAATAATCGAACAACTTATTTGCGGACTCTCCATTGTTTCTGGACGCCCTGAAAAACCATCTCGTCGCGAAGGGGATCACGTGGCCCATTTATACGGGCTATCTCCCTCCGACCCCGGATCAGGTCATCGCGCTCTTCGAAACCCCTGGGGATGATGCTGATATCGTAAGCGACTCTTCCGAGATTTCTTACGATAAGTCGGGGTTCCAGGTGCGCGTGCGCGGGGCACGTCTCGATTACGAAAGCGTTCGAGACCAGATTCATTTATGCTTTGTTGCTCTTCACGCCAACGAACCCGCCACAACTTCTGGAGAACCTGTTTTTGTTTATGTGTACGCTGTCGGCTCTGGGCCGTTGCCGATGGGGTTGGATGGAAACGAACGGCACGAGCTGAGCTGGAATTTTAGGACAATGCGTTCGCGCGAGGAGGCTTAACCATGGCCGCTGAAAAGGGACGGAATTTTAACATCCAAACGACGGACGGGACTTCTCCCGTTACGTTCTCGGATGTCGCCGGGATCAAGTCGAACAATTTTTCCATCAACAACGAGTTGGTGGACATCACCTCAATGGACGATGCCGGAAAGCGGAAGTTGCTTGCCGACGCGGGGGTGCAATCCGTGAAGATCACCGGATCGGGCGTGTTTACCGATACGACGAACGAAGGGTTGATCACTACGCGCGCGCTGGCGCAATCCATCGACTCCTACCAAGTCGTGACCGAAGGTGGTGATACCTTCGCCGGATCGTTCCAGATCGCGAGTTTGGAATACGTGGGAGAACACGCAGGCGCTCGGACGTACAGCATGACGTTGGAATCCAGCGGGGCGGTGACTTACACGCCTGCCGCTTAATCAAACAAAAGGGGTTGTCATGATCTTCAACGAAGAAAGGGCCGAGCTTTCTGGAACGCTGGGGAAAACCCCTGTCGTTTTGGAAGCGAGTTTTGGGCGCGTGAACCGGTACGAAAAGACCGCTGGAATGAACTTTGTCCAATGCGCCAATCACTTCATGCAGGGGGACGCGGTGACGGTTTCGGAAGCCGCACTTTTCTTGTCGGCGTTCGTGAAACAAGAACCCGAATTGACCTACGAACAGGCCGGGGATTTGATTATGAAGAACGGGATGACTCAGGTTATTCCGTTCTTCACCCCGGTTATTTCGAAGGTCCTCGGTGGACGGTTCGAGACGGAAGAGCAAATGAAGGCTCGTCTCGAAGAAGAGGCGAAGTTGGGAAACGCACAAGCCGAGACCAGCCCGAGCAACTAACCGAGTTGCCCTGGAAAAGATGGATGCAGTTGGGCCTCGGCGTTCTTGGATGGTCGCCCGATGTGTTTTGGAGATCGAACGTCACCGAATTATATCGGGCGCTAGAGGGTTGGAAAGAGGTCAATTCCGCACCCGATCCTGCGGATGACGCGATGACCCCGGAAGAGTACAAAGCGCTACGGGAAAAATTGGCCGCTCAGAGGGCAAAGAAATGTCAGCAGAAGTAGACAAACTCATTGCAACCATCGAGGCGGACATCTCCAATTTCAAAGCGGGGATGGAAAGCGCCAGCAAGATTGCAAAAAAAGAGACCGATAAGATCATCGGAATCAATAAGGACCTCGCTTCCGCGATGAAGGATGTCGGCGGGAAGATGTCTTTGTTTGTCACAGCCCCTCTGACGGCCATCGGTTATAAGGCCGTGAAAATGTTCAGCGAAGCCGAGGACGCCGTCACTCGTTTGCGGATTGGGCTTCAGGCAACGGGCGGAGCGGCGGGGTTTACCGCTTCTCAATTTGAGGAGATGGCGAACAGCTTTCAAAAGGTAACGGCTTTTGAGGGCGATCAGATCATTGCTGACGTGACCGTGGCCCTTCTAAAATTTGAATCCGTTTCTGGGAAAACGTTCAAACGCGCTCAAGCCGACATCCTCGATTACGCGGCGCAGAGTGGAATCGGACTGTCTGCCGCTTCTCAGCAAATTGGCCGCGCTCTTGAAGATCCCATTCTTGGATTAACCCTCCTTCGTCGGGCCGGAATCATTTTCTCTGATGGCCAAAAGGAGATGGTAAAACATCTTGTCGAGGTTGGGGATAAGGCCCAGGCCCAGGCGGTCATTCTTGGGGCACTAGAGGGCAAATTCCATGGGGCTGCGAAGGCCATGGCCGAAACCACAAGCGGCCAATTAAAACAGGCCTGGAACGAAATTGGGGACGCAATGGAGGATGTTGGGAAGATCCTCGCCGCCTACGTCATCCCTGCCGCAAAGGCCGCAAAGGAACTTGCTCAAGAATTCCGTGCGCTTCCGGACAGTACAAAGAAAACCATTGTTGCTGTCGCCGCTGTCGTGGCCGCGATTGGCCCCCTCCTCATAACCATAGGATCTGCGGTTATGACCTTTGCAAAGCTGAAGGCAATCATGATTGTTGGGGCTGGAGCCGTGAAGGTTTTTGCCCTGTCCTGGGTTCCCGTCATCGCGCAAATCGCCCTTGTCGTTGGCGTCCTTGCCGCCGTTTATATTGGGGTCACGTCTTTAATGGATAACTGGAAAGCTCTTGGAAGTTTGGCCGCTGGCGTTTGTCATTGGATCGTAGGGGAAGTCGAGGCCATGGCGTCCAAGACGGTTGGCGCGTTTTCAAAATGGCCCATCATTGGCAAGATGATGAAAGAGTCCTCGGACAGCGCCAAGGCCGCATCCGAAGCGAACTTCGCGAAGATGTCCGATGACGTGGATCAATTCAACGCGAAGTCGGTCAATATCAAAGACAGTATCCAATCCATTAAAAACGATTGGGGTTATTTGCTCAATTCGTCCGCCACTTCGGCCAAACCCGAAGAAAAGAAGGGCGGGAAAAAGACCGACGCAAAGGAAACGGAAAAACAAGTTATCGCGCTTAGTAAACTTCAAAAAACCCTCATCGATAGCCTGCAAGACAAATTCGGAACGTTCGTTTCCGCGTGGGTTTCTGGAACGGCCACAATGGCCGATGCGTTTAAGGAAATGATCAAAAGCATTATCGCTGAACTCGTGAAGCTTGCCGCAATGTCGATCTTCAAATGGCTGTTCTCGGGGATTCTTAAAAACATCCTCGGGGGCGGGATCGGTGGGGCGCTTGGTGGGATTTTGGGGTTGTCTTCGAAGCCGGGTACGGCCTCAGCATCTGCGACCGAATCTTATCACGGTAAC